TGATGCCATCAACAAATGACGACAGGTAGGTATCAATAGCAGATAGTCTTCGTACCTTATACAAGAAGTCTACTGCATCGTCCATACCTTTAGACTTAGCACCTGCCTCAAGCAACTCAAGGTTGCCTTTGCTTGTAGTAAAGCCATTGGCACTAGCCCACTTAGCTGTAGGTGGCTTGAACTTAAAGCCAGCTTGAACATCAGTAGGATTGAACAAGAAGCCAGCAGTGTCACAAGTAGGACACTTGCTAGGCTTTGCAAATGGATCACCATTCTTCTTGGTCTTGCGTATGTAACCACTACCGTTACACGTGGAACACTGGACTGCATTAGTCCTGTACAGTCTTTGTGTACGTGTAGCAACCATCTGTCGGAACTCAGTGTCTGTCATGTATGGATCAACCATAGATGCCCAATCACTTTTATCAAGAACCTTACGACCATATATAACCCAAGACAATTGCTCTGGGCTGTTGAGATTGATAGGTGTATCGCCCATTACCTTACGTACATGAGCCTGTAAGTCGGTAGTAAGCTGTTGTTTCTCTTGCTCAAACTCCTCACGCACTTCCTCTAGCTTAGACAGATCAACCGCAAAGCCTCGCTGATATATCTTAGTCAGGCATTTAGCTACACGATTGGTCAATCTAATAGTAGACAATAAACCTGTATCCTGTGCCGTGTTAAGGCGATACCATAGCTTGTCAGCAAGCTGCTGCGTAGCATGAAGATCAGCAGATAGATACTCACACAACTCGTTGTATGGTATGTCTCGTGTACTGTAGCCCTTCTTGAAATACTCCTTCAAGGTATCCTGTTTCTTTGTGTCACACTCGTAGCGTTCTGCACAAGCCTGTAGAGATAGTGGTTCTTTAACACCGCGCTGCAATACATACTCAGCAAGCATAGTATCAAAAACTGCACCATCATACTTAAAGCCTGACTCCCATAGCCATAGCAAATCATATGCCACGTTGTGACAGATCAGTACAGTAGCTTGGTCAAGATACCACTGCAGACGCTCGTGGTAGTCAGCTTGACTAGGTACATCAGCATGGTCAAAAGGGAAGTGATGCTCAACACCTTGGTCAGTCAGTACACCCACCATAGTCAATGAGTTAGTAGGCTCAAATGGGTCTAGGTGCATCTTACCGTCACGATGCGTTACTGTATTCTCTACGTCCAATGTTAGCTTCATGCTGTATACCTCGCTGTCTGATATTCTAATTCACAGTGTACAGTACCATGCCATCCTGTCAACTTATTTTTTACCACGTTAAGATGGCGTTCAATATCTTCTTCATCCTGCCCTTGTACTGGCGGGTTCTTTGCAATCAATACCATCAAGTCAGCTTCAGCAGCCTTACCTGTACGTGAGCCTTCCATCATAGATTGATTAAGGATAACCTTGCCTTCTGCCTCTGCGGATAGCTGCGACATATAGAATACTGCACACTCATGCTGCTTGGCAATCATACGTGCGTGAACTGCGTTAGCTTTGAGGGCTTCATCTGCACGAGCAAACCCACCTGTCTTGGCAAACTTATCTCCCATATCCAAGAGAACTATGTCAGGCTTGTATGCCTTGCACACGCTCTCAACCCAATTCATGTCACGTCCTGTAGCATCCTTGATCTTGATACGTTCCTTCACAGGCGCATACAAGTCACGTGCCTTGCTAGGGTTAGCCTTTACCTCTTGCATAGTCATGCCTGTGGCAGCAGTCAGGTATCTTGCACCTACACGGTGATAACCTTCCTCGTTACATAAGATAATACAGTTAGCACCCTGATGTGCAAACCCACCCGGTGAGGCAATCAAGCTGGCGTGAAAGGATGTCTTGCCAGTATTAGGCCGCGCACCAATCTCAATCAAGTGACCCGCGTTTACACCCTCAACCTTACGAACCAACGTAGGTATATTGAATGTCCATCGTGCCTCAAGGTCATTACGCGCAAGCAGCGTTTCGATGTCAATGTCATCCCACTCAATGCTCAAGTTAGGTGTGAAGTCATCACCGTATTGCTCAAGCATCTGACGCAACGGCTCAAGACTAGACTTGTCACCATTCACATAATCAAAACCTAAGTTAGCAATGTCTTCACCGATAACCTGTTGAAATAACTTAGATAATACTTCTTGTGCTACGTCACTGCCCATTGGCTGCTCACGTTTAATCTGCCCAAACAAACTACTGTACGATGATTTCTGTGCGGTAGTCAGTGTAGGATTGTTAGCCATGAACAATGCCTCAATCTCGTCTGGCGTTACAGTACGCTCGTATCTGTCCATAGCTGCGTCAATTGATTGCTTGATCTTGCGTACATCTGAACTAAACAATCGGTCAGGGCAACGAGAACCACGATGATCCTCATAAAACTCCCTGTCCATCAAACTTCTAATCAGTGATAATTCCATTTAAATTCTCCATATCTGTCGGGTCACGATATTTGATATCATCTTTCAAACGTAGTACACGAACATCGTTCACGTGTCCACGTAATTCTTTTGCCATAGCCAGCGTCTTAGGTAATGCATCGGGGTCTAACGCTACTACGGCTGTTGAGAACTGTGCAAGATACCTTTTATGCGACTCTTGTAAACTCGTTCCAAGAAGCGCAACCCCGACAAAGTTACCGTAACCAACAACGGCTGCACTTACACAGTCCTCAACAACAACTGCGACTTTACCACAACCGTGTGTGTATGGCAAGCCACTTTTTCCATATCTTTTCCATTTAGGTAAACGATGACCAGATAGTGACCTACCTGTTGCATCTACCATCTTACCTTCATGCATGACAGGGAATACCACACGGCTTTCCTTTACGTCATACAACAAACCTAATTCATCTCTATCCAATCCCCACGTATCACACCACCTGTTCATGTACACGTTGTCACGATGGGGTATGATATACGTAGGTAACTCAAATGTATCCATAGCAAATTCTTCTGCACCAGCAAAGCCAGCCTTTATATCTTCCACAGATAGATGAACACGTGTGCCACCCGATACCCTACATGATACCTTGTAGCAATTCCATACGAGACTGCCCATGTTATTGGTAGCTGTAAATGTTTTGTATCCCTTACAGTTAGGACAGTTCATTCTTTTGGTCTCACCATTACTAAGACCTAAATCACTTACTATGTTATATATATTATTCATGTAATATCACTTTCCTTTGCGGCAGTTGAATGCTTATATCACGAGTTCTTACGTGCTGTCAAGGCTAATTCTGCACTTTTTCGTGTATTTTTCATGTATGGTTTTACTGAACTAGGATTAGAGTGTCCTGTAACCGACATGATTTGCCCCATACCGACACCCGCTTCAACCATTTCAGTAGTGCCTGTCCTTCGTAAGTCTGATAACCTAAGTTCTTTTGATAATCCTGCTGCATCCATCAATGCTCTACCGTATAGAGGCAGTTTTTGCAATGAATATGGCCTGTATTCTCCCTTTATAGCCTTGGGACGTGGCGCAACATACTGTTGAAAGCCGAAGTCTTGTTCTTGCTGCTTCAGCATCTCAAATAAATCGTCTTCAATAGGTAAATGAACATCGGCGTGACGTTTTGATTGTTCGATATGAACAGTCTGTGTTTCAAAGTCGATGTTATCCCATACAAGCATACGCATATCACCTAGTCTTTGACACCATTCATATGCCATGTGAGCAATCAAACCTATGTTACGGGTGCTAAAATCGCTGTAGGCGGCATCTAGCAGCTTCTGTACATCTCCCCTACCCCAAACAGTCTTACGCCTCTCTACAGTCCTTCTACGTATGTTAGCGAAAGGATTGAGTTCACAGAGTTCCATTCGTAGCCCATGATTAAATACGATTCGGGTCACTGACATTATATGATTAGCCATGTGAATACCTTTCTCGCACCATTCATTGTATGCAACTTTAGCTACACGTGTAGGTAGTTTTTTATAGTTGAGTGTGGACAGCTTCTCACCGTCCACCTCTGTGTTTAACATGACCCCAAGAAAGTATTCATACTGTTTCTTAGTTTCGTTACGTAAGTTCCTGTAATCATAGGAAGAATAGTAATCCTCAACTAATCTTTGAAGTTCATGCTTGGATGCCATGACACATACTCCTTGTGTATTTCTTGTATGTCTGCATTTCGTATATTTAAACCGCTGCGATGGCAGGAGTTAAACCATGTTTTCATTAGTGCTGATATAGCTAATTCGCTGTTCGTTGCATTACCTATCCAAACTAATTCCCCTTGAAAATTCTTTGGGGAGAATGTTATCTTATATGTTCTCATGTCAGTATCTCCTTTCATAGAACTCAAAACCAAACTGCTTACAGTACTCTTCTATAGTATCTAGCTTTGGCTTAAACCCTCCCTCACAACGAATGTTCTTTTTTAGATAAGCAAGAGCAGCCTCTTCTGTTTCGTACTCATCATAATCTTCTTCAGAGTAGAAATAGTCTATGCAGGTTGCATCCTCTACATCATACCAGTATTTGATTATGTACTTAGATTTGTAAGTGTATCCAGACGCTGTAACACCTCTTGGTTTTTTTAACCACCTACGGTATTCATCAATGCGCCAAGACAATTTGGTTATCCAGTACGGACAACCTGTAAGTGCTTCATCTCCGGCTAACTCTAAAAAGATAGGAAGCCACCGTGATGGCGGCTCCCACTTGTTTGTTTCAGGATGGATAAATACATCTTTCCATGTGTATTCTTGTACCTCACCAGCTTCATTAAAGATAGCCATTACGCTGCAATCGCCTGAAACTGCGGTGTATCAATCCAACCAGCAACATCAATCTCACGCTTAAACATTGAGATAGCTTGTGTGTCATTGCCTGTGTTACGCAGGTTGAAACCGTTACGCTCATCAGCATAGGTAGCATAGTTAGTAAAGGCAGAATACAATGCCCACAGATTGCGACCACGTACACCAGCCTCTTGGTTGTATAACGTATACATTTTTTCAGACTTGCGTTCTGATTTCATAATGCCTTCAAGTAATTCTTTGACATTGACATAGACAAGGCTAGTATTAGCCCAGCGTTGCATCTGTTCTGCCTGTGCGGTGAAATCCTGCTGTGACCTGTGCAATTCAGTAATGAACCTGTCGAGGCTAAAGTTGCTGGTATTCTTACGCATTACCTTGTCATGCTTACCCCGGATTTGACCATTGAGGCAGAAGAAGTCGATAGCACCAAAGATAGTGGTGTTAGAACACGTGCCGTTGACACCATGCAGCGCAATGATACGCTTCATCAAAGTAGTCTCGTGCTTGTCAGTGGCAATCTTGGCAGTCACGTTGGGCAGGGTCATGTCCATCATAGCCCAGCCATCTTTATGTGCGCTGCGCCAGTTAATCTGTGCGCCTTCCATGTCATAGTCGGACAGTGTTTGTGTCGTAGTGTCCATGACATTACGGAAGAAGTCACCATGTGATGCACAGGTAAAGCCGTTGCCTACGATACCGATATAGTCACCAGTATTCTCATTGATGACATACTTCTTATCGTCCACCTTGGTAGGCTCAAAGGTTACGTTAAAGTCTAGGTTTTCTGGAATGTATTCTAACATATGTGTTCTCCTCTCAAATCGTTAAGTGATATTGTGTTATATATTATATTCTAGCAAATGTCAACCGTGTTCACGGTGCTAGTACATCAAAGTTAAACTCATGGCGCAGCCTGTCCTTTGCGTCAGACAGTTCTTGCAGGTCATAGGCAGTAATAGCTTTGATACCACCCATGTCAGGATATAAGGCAGTGTCTAGTATCTCATCCACCAACTCATACACCTTGATGACAGCAACCCGCTGGTCAAGAGACAGCTTGGCTATACGGTCGCGGCGTTGGATACGTTCCTTCTCACGCTGTGCTGCCCAATACTCTATGCGTTCATCTTGTGTCATGTTCTCTAGTTTTTTTGGCATCTTCAATCTCCTTTTTGTAAGCATTTAGCATATCATCTCT